AATAACAGAACTCTTCTGTAGACTCTCCAACTTCTACACTATAACTATTTGAACTGTCATTCTTTTTATCTGTAACAGACAACTGCATTATACCGTCAGCAGAGAACAAACATAAATCAGGTAATTGATATACACTTGCTGCACGTTGCAACTGGTTTAGTACACCTGCTTCAAGATTGAACTTTACATCAACTGATGGTAATTCAATTTCTTTCTCAGGTGGTTGAGTGATGATGTCTGGATCAGCATAAAAGAATCTTGTCTTTGTACGACCATGTGTATCACTTACTGTCAGATAATTTTCTGCTGTTGTATCGATCTTAGGTTGGTCAAACAGAGATAGACCTCCAAGGAATACACCCAAGTCGTAGATAGAGATTTGCGAATCAAATTGTTCTTCGACATCAGCGATAGCAAGTATGTTCTTATTAATACTGAGCGTTGCAATTTGATTGCCTGGTTTAATAACAATAGATTTGTTGATGGAACAAAAGTTCTTAAGTACTTCAATTGTGGGTTTCGTAATTACTGTCATGTTTATCATTAAAATGTAATAGTAGCATTCCGTAATGGATTATCTTGATGATGTCCTTACGTGCAGTACCTTTCTTGTCATAGCGAGAAGCATACTTTAGGATGTTACTCCTACAGAATGCTTCAGCGTCTCCGACAGATTCAATAAGATCGAGTGTCTGGACACTCCCTACAGAGTAGTGTGCTCCGTAGGTTTTGTCAACATATTCAGAAACCTCTTTTAAGATTTCATCTTCACTATATTTTCTCATATAGTTATTCTACCTCAGGTGACTCCTCATTGTCAAGTAATTCTTCACCTGCGTCAACTTTTGTGTACAAATCAAGGAATGAGTTCTTAGTGTCATCATCGAAACGTGCTACACAATTCTTGATAGCAGTTAACTTATCTCCAAAGATAGAGTGTGCTTGAGTGATGTGTACAAGTCTACGAGTTGTAATAACCTCATCTACACCACCATCAAAGAATGTCTTACGGATAACACCTGCCCACTTGACTAGGTTGTCTGCAAA